TATACATATTATAGTGTTTGTCTTTCACCAAACCAATTTGGATTTTATATAAATAAAAATGAGATTGATATTAATAAAAATAAATTTGAAATTCCATGGTATAAATTAACAAAATAATACAAGTTTGGAATTAATATTTTTAGAGAGAATACCAAAGAATAAATTTTAAGTGAAAATAATTAATAAATACACATATATATATATGACACAAATTAGTAAAAAAAGTATGCATAAGTACAGACCTAATAAAAATAAAGGTAAAAGTAAAAAAAAAGGCAACGTTTTAAAAGGTGGTTCGCGTCATCCGATTAATTATATTTATCCACCAGGAGACCCTCTTGGACCACGTAGACCTAATTGGATTCAGTGTAGAAATGGCATTTGTTCGACATTAGTACATGTCCCTGGTATATATTTATATGGTACATCACTTCCAGAATGGAGTCAACGAGAGATGGAGAATATATTTAGATTTTATTTATTCCGTAAAGATATCAATAGAGTTATTAGTTTTCAAGCATGTGCTACACCAGCCGGAGTTGCGAATCATCCTAGTTGTATGCCACCTAATAATCAACTAGAAAATATTGTTTTTGACCAACAAAAAGCTCTTAGCCCAACTACAAATGTTAACTCAAATGTTGTATTTACAGATATATTTATAATGGATATGACATCTGGAAGTTTAGTAGCATGGCACGAGTTTACTTTATATAGATTTTCATCTGCAAATGAAAGAACTGCTATACATTGCCTTGCAGGATTTGGGCGGACTGGAACAGCTTTATTATTTTTTTCACTTTATTATAAAGCAAATATATTTGATATTTTACTAACCCCGTATTTTGGTAGAGGTTCTAGCCGGAATATGTATACATATATAAACAACTGGATGCAACAAAATATAGTAATTGATGATAATCCTATTGAAAATGACCCGTGGAATGGAAACATATTATCTTTTAATCCTGCTAATATAAGAATAGAAACTACGAAATTTAATGATAGAAATGGTATGCCTTGTCTGTTTCATGCTAACCTCTTTATATCTCGTATTAATTATTGTATATTGTTCTTTGCATATCAACATAATGTACCTCAGGGAACACCTATCTATTTATATCAATTATTAAGTATATACGATATTCCAGATGAAGATAATCTATTTTCAAGACCAATACTAGGTCAATATGTGTCTAGAATATTTGACCCAGCCGTTTTAAATGGCGTATTTATTCAACCCTAATTAATTAAAATTATGATTATAATTATTCATATGTTTATAAATCGATGTATTTAATAATATTATGTTGCTTATAATTTCACAATTACCATAAATAATTTAAATATAATAGAAATATTATGTTTAAATAAAATGTTATATAATTCAACATTCATTGCTAATGGTATAAAAAATAATAAAATTATATATGTAAAAAAGTGCAAACACAAATATTTATTTATAGAATTTTATAATTATAAACTAAAGTACAAATAGTATATTATATAATTTAAAAGGAAATCATTTCCAAATCTTTAAGATTCCAATATTCACACGCGCCTCCAGGAATTGGACGTCTAATTATAAAAGGAATTCTTTTTTGTTGCAATTCAAGCTCAGCGATTATATAACTGTCAATTATATTTTCTGGTACATTTACAAATGGTCTAGCACCTGTTTCAATTTGTTTTGCCCGTTGTCCAAGAATTCTTGCTTTTTCATATTTTGTTAAAAATGGAATTGTTTTATGTAATGGGTCAATAATAATATTATTCGAATCTCTAACTACAACTGTAAGTTTAGAAATTTCATCATAATTATGAATTAAACATTCAGGATGAAATTCATTAATATAATTTTTTGTAATTTCATTATCAAATTTTTGTAAATATAATTCATTGTCATTATCCTCGTCATCGTCATCGTCATCATTATGTAAATTAATTTGTACAGGTTTTTTAGGTTTATTACCCTTAGTTTTTTTAGAAGCATCTTTTTGTTGTCTTTCATCATCGTCCTCATCGTTATTATTTTCAGGTTCTTCATCTGTATCTGTTTCATTATCTTCCTCTTCATCTCCATCAGAATCTTCAGCTCCCCCAATTTGGTCTTCTTCTGCATCTTCTAGTATATCTTCATCTACTTCTTCTATACTAACATCCGAATCGCTATCATAATCATCATCAATATTAGGAGAAACTAAAGCTTTAATAGATTTATCATTTGTTCCTAATTTAAAATTTGGTTTTCTTTGTGTTTCATTTTCAGAATCGCTATTAGAATAATCACTATTTTGTTCGTTATCGCTCATTTTACTATATTTACTAAAGATACTTTTAAATAAATTATTTCAATTTTCTTTTATAAAAAAAATTAAAATAAAATTAAATTAATAAAATTTTATTTTACATATTTATACCTTTTCTAATATTCCATCAAGTTTATTTTTAACTTTTTTCATAACGTGTTTTAAATCTATATTTTCTGTCATTCTTATTAATTCAACAGAGTCATACCAAATTGTACTATTATTATCATCAAACCATCTCCAATCAGAACCATATCCTAATAATAGTAAAGTTTTTGTATTTAAAACGCCTGCTAAATGTGTTATAGATGTATCTATTGTAATTAATAAATCAATATTTTGTAATATAGCAATAGTATCTTCAAAAGGGGTTTCTTTATCTATATCATAAAAATTTATTTTATCTTTAAAATCAATATTTTCTATATCATTTTGAACATCACTCAATTTATGCAAACATATTAAATCAATATCTAAATCACATAATATTTTGAACTCTTTTAGTTGTATATTTTTTTCAATATATGAGGATAACAGCCCATTATAAATAAACCCAACCTTAAATTTGGTTAAATGTGATAATTTATTTTTCCAAAAAATATTTTTCTCATCATTTATAGAAATATATTGTTCTTTATTTGGTAAAATATTATTAATTTTTAATACATATGGTAAAGACATAATATATAATTTATAATTAAAATCATGTATAGTTTCAACATTAGATATAATTTCTATGTTATCATATTTTTTAAACATATTTTGCACAATGTCTCTACAAAAATAACAAATTTTCATATTCGGATACATATGAGATAGTTCAATTATAAAACGATAATACTGAATATTATCACCTATACCTTGTTCATAAATAATTAATAATTTATCACACTTATCATAACCATTCCAATATTGTAACCAAGGTATTTCAACCCGTTGTATTTGGCCAGTTTGTTGTTGTATTTCATTAAATTGTAATCTATTCTCATATAAATTAAACCCAGTTATGAAATCTTTTTTTGCTAAATAAGGAAAGCATAAATTATACAAACATTTAGGTGTTTTTTCAATATTTTTAATTTTTTTATAAAATAATATTGAGTAATCATAATTTTTAATATAAAAATAAAGTTCGCCTAATGATAAATTAATTTCATTGTTATCTAATAATTTAAATGAACTAAGTAGATTATTTTCAGCTAATTTATACTCGTGTAAATTAATATAACATGTACCTATATTTTTATATACTTCTGGTATATTAGTATTTAAAGTTAAAATTTTGTTAAAAAAATTAATTGCATCTTTGTATTTTGATAACATAAAATAACATACTCCAATCTCATTCATTACTAAAATATTAGCTGATTGTAATAATAATATCTTTTTAAAACATTCAATTGCTTCTAATAATTTACTATTATTTTTATATATCTCTCCTAATTCTTGTAAATAAGAAATATTATTTTTATCATAATTAATAATCTTTTTATAACATTCAATAGATAAATCAATATTGCCCTTATTTTTGTATTTTAAAGCGTTTAAATATTCTTTTTTTATGATTTTCTTATCCATATATTATAATTATACATAACTTTTTATATCTTTAATTTCCGAATTTAAAAAAATATTTATTTTATTTTTAATTATATGCCTCTGGTCATTATTAATATAGACACTTCTAGCTAATGATATAAACTCATCGTCAAATTCATTTTTTCTTTCTTTAATTCTTATATTGTCTTCAATATCCCATAATGTTTCATTTATTTTTTTAATTTCTTCTTTAAGAGTTGAATTTAAATTAAATTTATCAATATAAGGTTGTAAAAACTGTATTTCTTTATTAATGCACATAATTTTATCATCATTGTTAACACGTTCTTTTTTAATTAATAAAATACTATATTTATCAAATAATTCACCTAAAGAAATAGGAACAAAACAATTATTCATATTATATAATTTATAAAATATTTTAAATTAATTAATTAATTAATTATTATTCGTATTCCATACAGTGTCACAAGTTGAACATAAATAAATATATTTCATATTTACATCATCATATCTAATATAAATAATTTCTCTAGGTTCATCTTTTGTATTAGTATTACAATCTGGATTAGGACATAAAATATTACTAATTCTAGGCAAAGTAGGGTCTAATTTAGTGTATTTATTAATAATATAATTAAATGATTGTTCGCTTTTTTTAATTTGTGTTTTAGATACACAAACATTATCTACCGCAATAATTTTATCTTCATTACCACATTGACGACAATAATAAACAAGACTATTGGGGTCGTCGCTATTAATGCGAATATAATACATATTGGAACAGTTAGAACAGAAATGCATGATTAATATATATTATACTTTTACATTATTTATTTATTTCAATTTTGTTTTATAATATAAAATAAATTATTAAATTACATTTTATCAATAAATAGTTTAGTATCCTTTAATTTTTCAATAATTTTTTTGTAATTAATATTTACATTCATTGCATAAAACCCGGTTTTCATATTTTTGCATTCTTTAAATTCATTCTGGTATTTATTTTCTGCAATCATAATTAAATTGTCATAATTTTTATTAAAATTTTCTTTAATAAATGAATAAAAATAATCAAAAAAATGCATATATACTCCAGTTCTTTTTATAATAATATCACAAACCGCAATATCTAAATTTGCAAATTGAATAATTTCATTATATGAATGCATATCATTATGAGTATTGCTCACACCAGGTTCATTTAATAATGGGTCTTTACATAATAGTGTGCAAAGTGTCAATAAAACAGTTGATATACTTTGACAAGATGTCCATTGGTCACCTCTCCACGTATTCAATAAAGAAACACAAACTTTTCCACATTTATATAAATTTGGATTAAAACGGATATCATTACCATTTGTACAGTATTTTATTTTTGGCGGGCTATGTGGATAATCATAAGGATAGAGTATTTCAAAAAAATAGTGACCACCAAAATAAGGAGTATCAGAAGGACCAATAATTAATGCATACCCTTTCATCATATCAGAATCATCGTGAACGTAGTAAATGCCATTTTCAGTTAATGGATTTTTAAAAATATGTTTTACATCCTTTAAAAGACGCATTGTAGTTTCTTTTGATATAAATGTAGACATTTTAGTAGTATAATATAAGTGATATTTTTATATTAATTTTATTAATAATAAAACGATTTACAATTATGATTAAAACTATATATAATTTTTTAAATTAATTAAAATATAAAAAAAATGAAATAGAAAAATATTAATATATTATATCAACAATGAATAACACAATGTCAACAACATCACAATTTAAAGATATAAAAGAATTTTTAGCAAAGCATACTGCTAAGGCAGGAACAGGAGCACAATTTACTCACACAAGAATTGGTAGTAAAGAATTAAATATATATGGAGGTGCTTTTGTAATTCCAAAAGAAGAATTGACATTGTTTCACAGTTTATATTATGAACATATTTTTGTAAATAAAAGCAAAGAGTATTTAACAGAAAAACAAATAGAAAATGGACCAATGGCAGTCGATTTTGATTTTAGATATAGTTATGATGTAGAAACAAGACAACATACAAAAGAACATATTCAAGATATGGTGCTTTTGTATTTGGAAGAACTTAAGGAATATTTTGTTTTTGAGGAAAATAAACCGTTTGATATATTTATTTTTGAAAAACCAAACGTAAATAGATTAGCCGATGGTTCTTTGACAAAAGATGGTATTCATATGATGATTGGAATTCAAATTGATAATATTATTCAAATGATAATCCGTGAGAAAATTATTGCAAAAATACAAGAAGTTTGGGATTTACCATTATTAAATACTTGGGAGTCTGTATTGGATGAAGGTATAAGTAGAGGTACTACAAATTGGCAACTTTTTGGGTCAAGAAAACCAGATAATGAAGCCTATGAACTAACACAACATTTTATTATATCATATGACAAATCTGATGGTGAGTTTATGATGGATGAAATGAAACCATCTGATTTCGACTTGAAAAATAATTTTATAAAATTATCAGTTCAAAATGATACTTGTCCTAGTTTCAATATAAATCCAAAATTTCTAGACGATTATAAAAAACGAATAGAAACAAAATCACTCAAAACAAAAAAAATCAAAAGTGGAACTAAAATAAATTTACTCATTGAAGACGAAGATGATAATGAGGATGTAGAAACTATTTCATTAAATGATATTAAGGATAAAGAAACTTTAAATAAAGCAGTAGATATAATGATAAAAAATTTAAAATCAAATGAATATGAAGTTAAAGAAACTCACGAATATACACAACAATTACCGGAAAAATATTACGAACCAGGTTCTCATTTATTAAATAGGCAAGTTGCATTTGCTTTAAAGCATACAGATGAAAGACTATTCTTATCTTGGGTACAACTTAGAAGTAAAGCATCTGATTTTGAGTATGGTTCAATTCATGATTTATATCATCAATGGAAAAAATATTTTAATAAATCAAAAGAAGGTATCACAAAACGTTCTATTATGTATTGGGTAAAACAAGATAATTTCGAAGGTTATGAAAAAGTTAAAAATAAATCAATTGAATATTTTATTGAAGAGTCATTAAATACGTCAACAGAATATGATTTAGCTCAAGTATTAAAACAAATGTTTAAAGATAAATATGTATGTGTAAGTTATGATAAGAAAGGTATTTGGTATCAATTTAAAAATCATAGATGGATATTAGATAAAGGATTAAGTCTTAGAGAAGCAATATCTACTAAAATGTTTGAGCTGTATTCTAATAAATCAATGCAATTAGAAAATGAATATCATCAGTACGACCCTAGTGATGATAGAGCTGATTTTATAAAAAAACGTGCAAAAGTAACTACTGAAATAAAATTTAAATTAAAAAAGACAAACGATAAAAATAACATAATGCGTGAGGCGATGGAGTTATTTTATGATGGTGAATTTGTCAGAAGTATGGATACTCACAAACATTTATTATGTTTTAATAATGGGGTGGTTGATTTTAAAAATAAAGTATTTAGAGACGGTTATCCTGAAGATTATATTACAAAAACTACTAGAATAAATTATGTTCCTTATGATTTAAAAAATTCTGAAATTAAAGAAATGTCAGATGACATAGAAGATTTTATGAAAAAATTATTTCCAGTTGATGATTTATTAACATATATGTGGGACCATTTAGCTTCTTGTTTAATTGGTTCAAATAAAAACCAAACATTTAATGTTTATCACGGAAGTGGAAGTAATGGTAAATCAATTATTGCGGATTTAATGTCAGTTACATTGGGAGAATATAAAGGGACCGTTCCTATCACACTTGTAACTGAAAAACGCGGGTTGATTGGGGGTACTTCTGATGAAGTGCTTAAATTAAAAGGTGTTAGATATGCAGTTATGCAAGAACCATCAAAGGATGTAAAATTAAATGAAGGTATTATGAAAGAGTTAACTGGCGGCGACCCTATTCAAGCAAGAGGATTATATTCTGAATCCGAAATATTTGAACCACAGTTTAATTTAGTAGTATGTACTAATAATTTATTTGATATTGAAAGTAATGATGATGGAACCTGGAGACGTATTAGAAAAGTAGATTTCTTATCAAAATTTATAGATGAAGGTGAAGAACATACAGATGAAACACAATACATATATACAAAAGATAAATCATTAAAAGATAAGTTACCTTTATTTGCTCCAATATTTGCAAGTATGTTAGTAAAACGTGCTTTTGAAACAGATGGTATTGTAGCTGATTCTAAAACTGTAATGGAGTCTTCAAGTAAATATAGAAAATGCCAAGATAATATTTCTAAGTTTGTTTCTGAATTTGTTGAAAAAACTGGAGATGTAAAAGATAGGATTAAGAAAACTGAATTAACAAACCAATTTAAAATTTGGTTTGAACAAGAGCAAGGTACTAGAAAAAAACCAAAAGGACAAGAATTATATAATTTTATGGATAAAAAATTTGGATTGCATAAATCAACTGGATGGCATGGTGTTAAAATGTTATATCCTACTACAGATGAAATACAAGAAATAGAACACTAATTTATTTAATTATCAATTATTAATTATTAAATAAATATAATATATTTTATTTTTTATTTTTATAATGATGTATGTACATTTGTAGGGAATACCCCATAAATATTATAAATCATTGCAACAATTTTTCCTAATATCCATGTTGAAATAAAAGGTAATATAATAAGTACAATAAACATAGCAAGACGTATTTTCCAACTGATTTGTGATGGATAAAAGAAATTAAATATTCCAAATGCTACCACACAAATTACATAAATAACTATAAGAAAATAGTAATAATAAAATTTCAAATTGTCAATACCTTCATCTTGATAATAAGTTTTTCTCTCATTTGTTAAAATATCATTAGAATCTTTTTTTATTTTTTTCTGTAATTCTGAATTTTCTTTTTTATATTTTACATATAAATCAAATACATTTCTAAGATTAGTAAGTAATCCAGAATATGTTTCTATATTAGTAAAAATATTTTGGTATTCTTTATTAAAATTTTCTGAATAAAAAGAAGCTAATACTTTTGCTTTTTTTATTAAATTAATTTCTACTTGTTCATCATACCTAATTTGACCTTGCGTAAATAAAACATAATTTTTTTTTGCAGTTTGAAGTTGATTTGGTGCACTCGCTAAATTAGTTTGTGCATTTAAATATTTATTTTTAAGTTCATCGCTGCTTCTTTGTTTTTGACAATTTGAATCACAAGTAATTGCGTCAGTTGCTTGGTCAATCATTGAATTAAATTTATCTAAATCGTTGTTTTTTTTATTTTTTTTATTTTCATCAGTTAATCTTTCATTTTCTTTTAATAATTCATTATAATTTTCTTGACAACTCATATTATACTATATTATATAATTATAAGAAATTGTAATAAATCAATATTTGTTTAAATATTTATACTAAAAATTAATAAAACTTTTGCCCATATTTGGTTGAACTCTTTCATCACCATTCATTGTAAAATCTGTTTTGTATTTATCTGACCCTTTTATGAGAATATTGTTAATAAAACTTTCGGTAGTTTTGATTTTGTTATTACTATTATTTTTAGTAATATTGTTATTAGTAGTGTCACTAGTACTATCACTAGTATCATTAGTATCAACAGTAGAAGTTCCAACACATTGGTTTAACTCTTCATCATATGTTTGACCATCAGAACAACAAGCATCACCAATACAAGTACCCATTATTTTACTTGAAGCCCAAGGGTCAGTAATATCACTTGAATCAGCGGTAGGTGCTGCACTAGCATTAAAATACCAATTATATTCTTGATAGTTCATATTATCACGAGTAATAATAGAACCAAAACGTATCCAAAAGAAATAACCTCCAATGGCTGCAATAATTGATAATAAAATCAAATAAATATTAGTTGGCAAAATATCTTTACTATTTAAAATTGCTAAAATAATTATTGGTACTAGTGTAAAAATTACAATTTTCATTAAAGCTCCGTGTTCGGCATATTTATCGCCATAATAATCATTAATTTCAACCAAACGTATTTTATTATTTTTTTCCAATTCTAAAAACTCTAACCGTTTCTTAGATTGATTTAATTCATTTTCTACAATAGAAATAGCTGCGCTTTGTTCTGTTAAAGTACCTTGTGATGATGATAGTGCATTTTGATAATAATTATTAAACCCACTTAAAGTTTGATATAAATTAATACGCATATTTGAAAGTTGATTCATTTTTTCAACCATTTTTTCTTTTTGGTCTGTTGTTAAATTGGGATTTGTTTCTAAACTATTAAATATTTCTTGTTCTATAGTTTGCAATGATTGAATATCATTAAGTAATTGTTCATTATTTTGTTGACTATCAATTGATTCAGACATTATATAAATTATAAGAAGATAATTATATAATATTATTTTAATTATTTTTTAACAACATTTATTGAAATTAATACAGTTGCTGTAGCTATAATAGACCAAAATAAATAATCGTAATTTTTTTGTAATACAACAATGTCACTATCTTTTAAAATATTATTAATATTTGTATCAAAACCTTTAATTTTAGTATTTGTTTGTTTAATATCCTTAAGATAACCACCAATTTCTTTAACATTAGATTGTGATTGTTTTTCTAGATTTTGACTTCCTGTATCAAAAGTTGTTGTTAAATCTACTAATTGACTAGATAATGAACTCATTGTTGACTCTAATTGGTCTAATTGTTGTTTTTGTACACTAGTTGCATTTATTAAACCATATGATTTTTTCATTTCTTTATCACTTTTTGGATAATTTTCGTATGCTAATGAGTCAATATTTAATATTTTATCTGTTATTCCACTAGGAGGTTTAGTGATTTTTGGCTGTCTAACATACAAATCTACGGTTGAATTTGTAGTTTTTGAACCTTTTGGATACATTGTATTATCTTTTGGATAACATACTTGATTTGTTTTGTCAAACGCAAAACCATAACAGTTTTGCATACTATTGCATGATAATTTACAACTATCAACTGTAGCATTTGAAAAAGATTTTCCGGAAATATCATGACCCGCACTATCATAATTAGTATAAGAACTATAGTCATTAGATAACCCTATACTTGAATCTGGATATGGATATAATACTGAATTTGAATCAATATATGCAACTTTTCCCAAATTAGCAGGAATACCTCTTTCATTAAATTCGTACAATGCGTTCGCGTCAACACCACCACCCATATTTCCATCTTTCATTTTTTGACAGTTTTCACCATTTTCAGATGTATAAAGAACAAGATTACCATCACTTTGCATAAGTAAATAACTAGAACCATCTGTAGAACCAACAAAATCACCTGGTGATAAACCAGAGCCTGAAGCAATCCAATTTTTTCCATATTTACCTTTTGCGGCTGTATATTTTGGATCCGGTTTTTGTTGCTGTCCAGCTGTATTAGAAGTCCAAATTTGTCCTTGATTATCATTTGGACCAGTTCCTCTATAAATACACATGTTTGCATCATCTTGGATAATTAAATAATAAAAACTAGTAGGATCAAAACTATAAACAGCATTAGACCATCCTCCTCCACTATATGTCCCATCTTTTAATTTCGTACAATTACTAGCTTTTCCATATTTTGTTGTGGTTCCCAAATCATTGCTTAAACCACATTGTGCATTAGTTCCTGAAGTTGAATTTTGTAAACCAAAATATTTATAATTTCCATCTTCAGCTATATCTCTACATTCTTGATAGCTATATTTTTGTTTGCCACTATTATGTAACGGCATTGCCCTGTCCTTAGTATCACCATAGCAACCTAAATAATCACTTGGTTGTGCTGTTGAATTATCAGTATTATATATTGATGCTCCTGCTGAGTTATATACAGTTAAAGCACCTTGGTCTGTTAGATAACAGTACGAACCAGTATCAGTTGTTTTGCTGTCCCATAATGGTATAATATTTGTTACTATATATGCTGTTCCATTTCTAGTAGTAGCAATACTATCATTACTTACTGCACAATACCCCATACTTGTCTCCGTATTTACATTTTGAAGAGCAAAATATTTATAACCTTCATTAAATGCTTCATTTTTACACATATCATATGTATATGTAGCATCCTCAGAAACTGAAGAACTCATTACGGATACATGTTGAATAGCAGTAGAACGATCGCTTGAAGACCATATTCCTTTAAAATTAATTCGATAAGTTCCAGTTGATGGAACCGTAAATGTTGTACTATAATCAGTCCATACATCAATAGGAGGTGTTATAGTATATATTTGTGTTGATTCTAAAAATATATCAAGCTGATTTGAAATTCCAGAATTATCACAACAATTTCTACCGCATGCTTTAAATGATAATGTATATGTTCCTGAAGGAAAAGAAATCCAACTAGTCCATAATTCTCCTGTTTTTTGAATAGAACAACATTGATTGCCATTTGGATATGGCATAGGATAACCCCAAGCACTTGAGTTATTTAACAAAAAAGAATTAAAATTCCAACCAGGAACAGTAGTTGTATCCCAACTCAAAGATTTATATGTGTCATTTGCTATTTCAGATTGTGAAAAATCGCCATTTGTAATATATTCAATAGAAGAAGGTGGAGAACCACCTATAAAAGTCATTGTACGTGATGAAGAATCATCTGCATAACAACCGTTATATTTAGCTGTTGAACTTGTTAAAAGTTTGTCTACATAAACATTTACTCCTTCATTACCACATGTTTGCGATGCGGAAATAGATGTTCCTACAACTAAAGGCGGTCTTGTTGGTATTGTAGTTCCTTCTATTAAATATGATGAGTTCCAAGGTATATTAAGCTTAATAATAGATTTATCAGTTGGACATCCATTTTTCCCCCACATTCCTTCGTATGCACTCCAATTTGTAATATGTTTTGCTACACCTTGATTTGTAACATACATAATTGCACCGTTATCAGACCAACTAATATACTTATTTAAATAAGGATTATTAGGATTTGTTCTATTTATATAACCAGTTGTAGAGCCACTCATTTTTGCTAATAAAGATTTATATTCATTTACAGTGTCATTATATTGTGTTTGTAAATTTTGTATTGTTTGTGTTTGTGAAGATATATCAGTTGACTTTAACAAATCATTTGTTTGGTCAGTTAAATTTGACTCTTGAGTTGTATTTGTTTGAAAACCTTCTACACCACTTAAATTATTTGCCTTTTTTTCTAAACTATTACTAATTTTTTTTTGATATTTTTTAAATTTGCTACCTTGATTTAAAGATAGACTTATTAATTTTTCATTATTATTATTATATTTTGTAGCACTATCTGTTATAGATTTAGGTTTTATTAAATCATCAAAATTTGAAAATAGATTTACTATACTTGTCATATTAATATAAATAGATACAAAAAACTTATATTAAATTAATTTTTAAATACATAATAAAAACCAATTAATGCCAATAATATAACAGGTATAATTTTAGAAATATTGCAATTTTTGCCGCCTCCTATTTGCTGAGAACTTGCAGTAAATTTTATAAATAAAAATACTAATAAAACAACTATTATTAATAAAATTATATAATTATAATAATACATTCTAACCTTAATGTCTCCATTTTCCTGAGCAGAATCTAGTGTTTGAAATTGTCTAATCATTTTTTCAATTTCTTCTTTTTCTTGTGTTAATACTGTATAATTTTGCTGAATTGCTTGATTTTGGTCTTGTGATTTATTTAAATTATCTTGGTAACTACCGTATGTTTCACTCATAGTATTACTGATTTCTTGGTTAATATCTGTTAATTGTTGATTTATTTTTTGCAATTTATAACTATAATATATAGCTTTTTGAACAATAGCAGTAGAATCAGTTGCACTTGTTATATTACCATTACCACTAATTAAAACGCATTTATTATCACTAGATGTAAATGTAGCACCGCTGCAAGAACTATCGGAAGAACAAGAATTTTTGCAATCATCTAGAGTAGAATTAGGGTTTTTTTTTAAAGTGCTACTTCCAATAAATGCACTATTATCAATAGTTGTTAAACTAGTATCATTAATATTATTTATAAAGTCATTATATGTAGTTTTATATTCTGTTAAAAGTGTATTAAAATTATCGCTAAGTGTTTTTAGTTGTGAAGAACTCATTATATATAAATAATAAGAAAACAAATTTAATAATCATCATTTCCCGAAAAAATACCACCAATCATATTAAAAAATTTACCAAATATTCCAAAAATGCCACCAATAATATCAGCAGATGTATTTTTAATAGTTGTAAAATAAAATATAAATATTATACTAATTATAATTATTAGCCCTGAAATATTAAAGGCTGCGTCTATTTGTCCTCCTTGTTGAACATAATTTGAACTAGTACTTTGTGCATTACTAAATATTGATGAAAATTTATATAATAAAATAATAATACATAACGTAACAATAGTTAATAAAACAAATGTATAATATTTTTGATTTATTTTTAAATTACTATTAGTTTCGAGTTTATTTAAATCTTGATATAATGATAACATTTTTTCTATTTTTTTTCTTTCCATTACAAGTTGTTGATAATTTTGTGTTAATTCATCATTTTGAGAGGTTGCTTTTATTTTTATTGAATTATATAATGGTTCTTCTTCTTTAACAGACATTTGTATTTTTTCATTAGTTTCTAATAATTTTTTATTAATACTTTCTATTACTATTAAATATTGTTTGGCTTCAGGAACAATCGCATAATCTGTATCTAAACCTTTTGCTAATTCCCCTTCACCTGTTCTTAGCCAACACATTGGTTGTTCATGACCACTAGGATTAAAAGTGGCACCACTACAACCAGATGTTTTAGCACATAATGCTTTACATTGTTCAAGGTCTCCTCCTGTATAAACACTTTGATTTCCAGCTTCTCCGGTTCCCCAAAAGGTTTGCCCTTGGATTGATGTAAATGAATTGTCTTTTTTATTAGATGTAACTGTTGTAATTCCTATAAAATCACTACTATTAGCGTATGGACCTTTCCATGTTGAATTTGTTATATCTTGATAATTATCCATAGACCATAATTTTCCATCCGTACCAATACCAAGTAAAGTTCCGTCTGAAGCAATTGTAATTGCGATAACACAACAACTATTATTACCTAAATCTTCCCAGCTTGTAGTAGTTAAATTTTTATAACTAGGTTTTTTATATATATGATTATTACTACCTACAACATATATAGAATCATCAGGTCCAATACAAACAGATAAACAGAATTCTCCTTCACTAGCAGTTGAAGACCAAGTTCCATTTAATGTAGATTTACTCCATAATCGATTATCCATTCCAACACCTACAAGAGTTCCATCTTTACCCATTGCTACAGATAAAACACAACAAGGTTCTGTAATAGGTCCTTCCCATTTATCTGACTCCCACGTAGGTTTAGTCCAAATATTATTTTCACTATTACTCATAATTATCATTTTATCATCATTTCCAGTACAAATTGATTTTAAATTATCACTATCATCTTTAACTAAAATCCATTCCCCTTCTAAAGTTTCACTACTATATAATTTACCATCATTTTTTAGACCTATAATTAAATATGTGGACACCTTATTATTTTGTAAAAAATTAATATAATTTGCAACTGCTTGTTTATAAACGGTTAATTGTGATTTATATTCTAATTTTAATTTTTCTAAATTCATTACACTTGAATTTGTTTCTGTTTCATAATTATTATCTTGTTTTGTATTTGTATTTGTATTTGTATTTGTATTTTGTTTCATTATATACATATAAAAGAAAACAAAATTACTTCTTTCTTGAATAAAAATAATATATTGTTGTTGATAAAGAGAGAAAAATAATGGTAGAAATAAAAATGTTCTTTTTATTAGGCGGTGGTGATGGTAAATATGAATTATCTAAACCACATATTTTTTTTATTTTTCTCTCTTCATTACATTTAAACAATAAATTTATATAATCCTTCTGACTTTGTTTAATATAATCATTCATTGTTTTATTTTGAAATTTAAATAATGGTTTTTTGATATACATTGAAACAAGCATTATTTAAATTTAATTATATAAAAAAAACTAATTTTTAATTTAATTGCACATTTTGTTTTTTAAAAA